ATCAGCGACAATCAGACATATGGTTTGTGCAGTGCCTGTGCTGTCGTGTTTGCACCGCCACCGCCACCGCTCACGATGAATCCGAAGAGTGCGTTGTTTGTGCTGGTGGTTGTCACCTTGTTGGCGGAGTCGTCCCACCATACCTTGGCGTAGTCGGCAGCGTTGTTGAGATTGACGACATCATAGATCCCGCCGCCAGCCGCAATCGCGCCCTGCACAGCGTTTGTGATTGCATGATGTGCAACACCGCAGGTCAGGCCCGTTGTGTTGCCAAGCAGCAGAACATCACCCTCAGTCACGTTAGCGCTGGGTGTGTAATCAACCATCTGCGGTTCACCGCTGCGGAATGTTGTTTGTGTCATCGATTAAGCTCCTTGAACTTGTTGTGAAACGAAACTAGGTGGCCTAACGACGGCCAGTGTTTTGTGACGTGCAATGATTTCAGCACCACTTGCAACAAAGGCATTGACGGCCTGCGTCACGCCTTCGTCCCATCCAGCATCGAACTCATTTGGCTTGAGCCGGTAATCATGGAACGCAATCAGCCCGCCTTCGTTGAGAATAGCGAGACTCTTTTGAATGTCCTTTTCCACAAACTCTCGGTCGTGGTTTCCATCGATAAAAATGAAGTCGTAGCCCGGCTGCGGAATGCTTTCGTCTGGATGGCAGAGCGTGATTTTGTCGGAAACCCCATATTTTTCGCATGATGCCTGAAATGTCTCGAATGTGCTTTGTGGCTCTGGTGTTGCCCGCCCATCGAAGTAATCAACACAGGTCACGGACGAAGCCACACGAGCAATGCAGACTGTTGATTTTCCGCAGTAGCTGCCGATTTCAAGAACCCGCTTTCCTTTTGATAAGTCGGCCAGCGCCCGCCCCTCTTCGGGATGAAGCCAGCCAGGAATTTCAGTCGGAAACGGAACTGGCAACTGGCTTTCTTCAACAGCTTGTGCGTCGAACTTCTGGCCCCATTGTCGGTCGTTCAGAAAGTCCAGTTCACCCCTGTGACTTACTTTGATTTTCCGAGTTGCCCCAATCTTCAATTGCTGCTCATGAAGCAATCGAGAAAAGTACCAGTCTTCAGGCTCAACTTGTGATTCGTATCGATTTGTCGCCGAATTGAAAACGATTCTGTCGTTGATCGTGAAATGGACCTTGCGAGCCCACTCCTGATCTATCTTTGCAACCCAGCACCCCGTATTGAGCAGCAGCGGACCACCGACATCTTCACTGGTGAATGTTTCAGGCAGTCCAAGAACCTCGTGCATGGTCAATCGACACTTCGGCCGCCATGTTTCGCCGCCGTCGATTGCGGTCGATGTGATGCCCTTCATGTCTTTGATTGGGACTACAACGCCAAGCACATCCAGCTGCCTCGCTTCGAGTTCTTCAATCAAATCGTCAAGCCAGAAATCAGAAGGCCCGATGTCATCATGCAGCATCGCAAAGTACTGAATGCTTTCATCGTTATGGAGTCGATTCAACATCGAACACCATAGACCATTGAACTTGGCTGCCAGCAGTGATCCTCGGCGATACTCAACGGCGACAGAATCCATATCACGGCATGCTCGCCACAGTCCGCGCCCTGCACTTGCAGTTTGCTTTCCGTAGCCAGGCATTCCGAGAAATACGTTTCCTTGTCGTGTAAAATCGCTCATGGATTACTCTGCTGACGATGGCTTCGTTGATGGCTTCGTGGATGGCTTTTCAGGAACCGCCTTAATTTCTCCCGGAACTGCAATTCCACGAGCAATCAAGATTTCAGCGGTCGACTGATCGACATCGCCTGTTTGCCCTTCCGACAGCTTGCACCCAAAGGATGCGGCTGCGTTTCGCAGCATTAGGATTTTCATTTCAGTGATCCGAATGAATGAGAAGAAATCGGGGCTGAGTGCTCAGCCCCGTGAATCAATTAACCTGCGTTGATTAGCTCGCGCCGCCGTCAGCTCGAACGCCTCCGCGGTATTCCTGCAGCTCGACACCGATGTCGCAGTAGCCACGCATCTGGACACCAAGCGTATTGAACTCTGCATCCGCAGATTCAACAGTCGGCTCAACGCGACCATTCAGGGCAACGATTTCAATCACCGGAAGCACAGCAGGGTCTGCAATCATGTACCATGCTGCCGCTGAATATCCGGTGTAGTTCGCGTTGCTCATATATGGTGAGCTTTCCACGCGGAATCGGCCTGCGTATGGATTTGCTTCACCGATCGTGGAACTTGCTCCGGTGACAACCTTTTCAGATTTCATCAAAGTGTTCGCGGATACCTTCAGCGGAGTTGGTACAAGCAAGATGCTTGCTTCCATGCCAAGAGGATCGCCATTTGGATCCGTCTGGTCCATGAAGATTGTTTCGGTTGCCTGCAGGCCACCGATCGTCATGTCGGCAACTGCCGTGTTGACGTTAGTCCGTCCGCTGGTGAAGAACGATGAGTTGTTCAGGAACTTCGTCCAGAAGATGTTGTTCAGTTTCAGTCCGGCACCGCGACCAAGCTTCATCGGAACGGCTGTGATTGCTCCCAGATCGTCGTTGATGTAATCGGTTCGAGTGATCGCCAACATGCGGCCGTAGGTTTCGGCCTTGTTGGTGTAGGTTAGTTCTGACAACGTGCCATGCTTCAGCTCGCCGTCCGGGCCAACCTTTTCAAATTCCGTGTCAGCGATCAAAGACGTAGTCGTGATCGTTTTGAAGTCGCGAACATTACGGATGGCAGCAATTCTCATCGGCGTCATGTCGACCGAATCAAAACCAGCCCGCAGGAACTTGTTTGCAATGTTGCTCAGGATTGTGCTGATGCTGATTGTGGAGAATCCACTCGCTCGCATCATTCCCTGCGACTGCATTCCAAACGCAGCCCGCTGAACATCAACGCTCATCTGTGATCCACCACCCGCGCGATGCCCGTTTGATTCAGCGGCAATATGCATCAGCTGATTCAGACCGATTGTGCTCTTGAATCGATCGTGAGCAATCTGCAGCGTCTGATCGTCAAACATCTTGTCGAGGTTTGGTGCATTCGCAGCTTGGCAGATTGCAGCTTCCAAAACCTTGTTCGTCATGCGTTCGACACCACGACCGGTGATGCGGTATGGTTCTGGCGCACTGGCTTCAAGCAACTCCAGGCGGAACTTATCGAGAGCCCATTTTGCTTCGATAGCCTGCTCTGTAAGTTGCTTGATTGCGTCGATGTTGTGCGGCTGTGAGTCGCAAGCTTTTAATGCGTACTCGGTGATCTGATCAACGCGGGATCGCTCTGCCTTCTTTGCTTCAAAGCCGGTCAACCCAGCTTCAACTTTCTTTGCCGGTGCAGACTGCCCAGCATAGTTTGCCTGCAGGCCAGAAATCTGTTCTGCGTTGAGGTTGTCAGCGTCGAAACCCATCGCTTCGACCCACGTTTTGAATTTTGGTTCCATTGTACTTCCCTTTGCGGATGAAGCGGCAGATGCCGCGATCGTTGCGGTTGTGTTGTCGTCCGCACCGTGCGAAACGAAACCAAAACCTTTTAAAGTGCCTGTCCGTGTGATGTACGCGGGGCCTGTGATTTCTTGACCGTTGACGGTCACTGTTTTGCCTTTAGCGAGTTCTTCAACCTTGTGCGGCACGACTTCGAGTGATGCCTGCCACTGGTAGCCGTTGGCGGCCGAGTTAACGACTTCGTCACGCGCCGCCGTTGCGGCTGTTGCCTTGCCATTTGCTACGAGCTGGCTGCCATCGTTGACCAGATCAAAGTTTCCAACTCGTTTGGTCGCGTCATGATCGAGATTTGCGACTAGGACTTTGCCAGCTTTCAGGCCGGCAAGATCAACAACAACTGGCATGTCCCAGCCTGCGATATTTAACGCGCCGCCAGTATAAAACGTGCTACTGAATGCCTTTGGGCCTGTTGCTGCGTCGCCCTCTGCGGCTTGGATTGTGACTGGTGCTGACATTCCGACGATTGCGTGTTTAGCCATTGGCTGGAGTCTCCTGCGGCTGTGTTGGTGGCGTTGCCAGTGGCGTCGCTGGTTCTGGTGGCTTGGCAATCCCAAGGATTTGAGCCACAACCGGAATGACATGCTGCGGAAGATTCAGCAGCATGTTGATTTGTCTTTGCTGATCGACGGTGATGCCGTTTGAAACGGCCGTCTTCTGCAGTTCGTCTTCGGGATCAAGTCCGCTGGCTATGTGCTCCGAGGCAATTGACGAAGTGCCGTTCTTCAGCTTCTTGTCAGCTGCGTTGGCTTCGCTTTCGATGTCCGCAACCTGGTGCTTTGGCCAGTCCCAAACGTGAGTCTTTGCGCCTTCGCTGATTGCATCAGGATTTCCGCCGATCCAGTTGTAAGCCGTCACCGCATAGTCGAACCACACGGCGAACATCGGCTCCAGAACACAGTCTTCACAGTCCTGACGATCGCTGTCCAAATGGCCGTAATAGGTCTGGTGATCGAGCCGGCCTGAAGCATAGTTGTACGACGATGAATCGCAGGCCGCTTTGTTGTACGGCATGCTTTTGGGGCGAGCCTGCTCATTCACAAGCGACTTTGAGAACT